AAAGTAGTGATCTTGAATAGTCTCTACAATTAAGCAGTTTTCTTTAATACACATTCCGTGATAAAATACATTGATAATATCACCTTTGTTTAACTGTGATACAAATCGTATCTCTTCTTGTTTGTTTTCATTACTCGCTAACATTTAAATTCACGTCTCCCCATCTTAAAGTTAATTGTGCGCTATCATTCAACATTTCAGTACAGATATAAAATGGATCAACATCATAAAACTTAAACACTTTTGTATCTTCATTGTATACATAATCAATGTTTTCATCTAACAAGTCTAAACCATTAAATACGTTAATAGGTAACTCAGCTAAAACCGGTCCTATTCTACACATTATCTCTTCTATAATAGCTTGAAATGCTAATTGCACTTGATTAGCATTGACTGCGTAACTATACTCTTCTGGATTTTGACTAAGAGTATTTCCACTTATACTTTGCAAAGCACTCTGGTTTGCGTTGTCAACACCCAAAGTATATACTGTGATACAAGGATTTTGTGATGTAGTAAATAAACATGCATCATTGTTCAAGTTTAATACGTTATTTTGAACAAAGTTTTGCGAAGAGTCTATACCTTCGTTTGGTGAGCCGTCACTTATCAAAAGTATGTAGTATACTTCGTAATTGCTAGTTTGTATTTGATTTAATGCTTCGTTCAAAGGCTTTACAAAATTTGTCCCACCGCCAGGATTATTGCTGTTAATCATAGTGTGTATAGATTGCTTGTGTTGCTGACCTTTTCCAATATTTGATGTTGTTATAATGTCGCTATTATAAAGAATAACAGAGTAACTTAGATTATAATCAGAATCTATAAATGACCTTACTGTGTCTTTTAACTGTGTAATTCTATTTCCATTCATAGAACCGCTAAAGTCAAGTAACATTATTACAGCAGCGTCTACAATACTCACATCATGCTCTTCTTCCTTGACTTTAACTATAACATCCTTGGAAACTTCTCCACGACCAGGATTGTACGTAGATGATATAGTAAAAACTCTTTCACATATACCTACACCATCACACTCTAATCCTTCGTCAACACAACTCATGTTCGGCACAGGCATGTTCAAAAGACCACTACAGCTATTCAGAAAATCACTAGAACAAATACTTTCAATATCGTTTGTGCTGATTATACTTCTTCCTACTCCTACACTGCACGAATCTAAACTTTGTTTTTCTTCAATGACATTAAGAGAGATTCTCCCGTATTGTATTACTGTGTATGACAGTATAGATAAGACTGCAGCCAACAAAACTATAGTTAACGCCGCAAATCCTTTACTGTGTTTTCTTGAGATATATAAGTCTTCTTGTTCCATGATAATTTTTGTTTTCTATATTGTCAACTGTCCAATAATGCCCGCTTTGTTTTATTATTTTATAAAATTCATGCATTAATAACACGTCGATATTAAGCCCTTGCTGCTTTAAAATATCTGCAGCTAGAAGATTAGAATTAAACTTCCTATCTCTTCTTATTGCTTTTAACTCTACATATCTATCCTCATCGGGATGATAAAAGTCCGGAGTATATTGCTTGTCTCTTCCATCATATTGAACTGTAAATGTTTTATGCTCATAAACATAAGGTTTTTTTGTAGCTTCACACCATCTCGCATAGTCTGCCTCTAAAGATGACTTAAAAAAGTAATTGCTCGGCAAATCATATCTAAAACCTAACCTACCATTTGAAGGTATTTCATGTAAACCGCTGCTTTGAGCCTTATACTGACATTGTTTACCACAATATTTTGTAGGCTTACCGACAGGTTTCTGATAAGTGTCACCACAATAGTCACAAGTCAAATCCATTCTTTCATGCTTGTGCTCTTTGATATAACAGTCTCTAGAACAATATTTCTTTCCTCTTTTAGATTTAAACTCCTCTTGACAGCTAACACATTTTTCAATCTTATATTGTATTGACTTTTTATCTTTACATAACTTAGAACAGAACTTTGATTTTTCTGCTCTTGATGCAAGTTTTTTATATTCGCAAGCACAATTTGTGCATATCAACGTTACTTGTGTACTTTTTCTAGGCATAACTTACTCCTTTAAGAGTAAGTATCTAACAATGCGACTAGTTTACAGGTTGAGTCTAATTCACTTAGGGAAAAACATCTTTAAATCGATGTTTTTATCTTTTGCTTCTGTTAAATGTTTAAGTGGATTAAACTTATTAAGTTTATCCATTTCTTTTATTGACTCCCAAGATTGTCTTATTCCTTCCTTAAGACTTCTAGATCTACTTTTGCCTATAACGTCTAGAAATTTATCGTTACTTAATCTATGGTTCCCTAAGTAATCTGTTTCTGGGTGCCACTTAATAACTGACTCTAAACTTTTACCAGTCACTTCTTCAATTAGACTAACTATTTCTAATGTGTTATGAGGATTCTCTGCTGTAATGTTGAAATCTTCATAACTAATATCATTTACGATTAAGTCCATAACACTGCTGCAAAAATCTTCAACATGCATATAATCCTTTATCTTTCTAGGATTTAAAAACATATCTAAATTATTTATATTATTATGTATACAGAATAGAGACTTTGATATAAGAGAGTTCATATCTCCTTCACCACCGTATGCAAATAACGGTCTAACTACTAACCAGCTTTTTGCGTTATTCTTAACAGTCATTTCTCCAGAATACTTTTGAACAGCATAATTTGTTCGAGGATATATCGTGCTGTTTTCATAGATTTCATTTTCTTGATAAAGATATGTATCATATATGACTGTTGTCCCTATATACACAATCTTTGTATTTGTATTATTAGCTGCCTCAGTTATAATGTGAGTTCCTAACACATTAGTTGATATTGCATGCTCCGGGTTTAACGCAACAACATCAGTTCCTACAACAGCAGCATTATGTATAATAACATCAACATCTAAGTCTGAAAGAAGCTGCGACCATTTTTCAATGCTATTACTATATACACATACTTCACCACTCTCAGTAGTTTCATAGCCTTCTGAATATTTGCTTTCATCTAATGATACAAATTCATGACTAAATTTATTAATTTTATTTGATAAGTTGCTAGCGATAAAACCTTTTTCACCTGTTATTGCAATTCTCATTTTAGCTTGTCCTTTCACAATTTATAATTCTCATATCTTGTGTTCTTATTTTTTTTACGTTCCCGTTGTTGTATACAGAATATTCAAAAAAACTTCGTTCTCCCCATCTAGTCTCTTTTGTAAAAAGATGTTTTCTATCTAAAATCAAACTTCTCTCAACAAAAGCTGTAAAAATACAATTGTATTCGTAATGAACGTAGTCACCTATTTTTAAACCACTCTTATATGAACTATACTTTTCCATTTTTATATCACCTTATACTTCGTCATATCAACGTTTTTATAAACTACGTTGTCATATAACAATTCATAAACATAATAGTCTCTAATCGCATTAGAATACGTCTTTTTTTTATTCAAGACAATGACATTATTGATTTCTTTGTCTGTTGTAATGTCTTTCATATTTATCAAAGAACCTATTTTTATCATTTTTGCTTTTCAATTCTTTTATACTAGATAAATTTTTAACTTCTATACTTGAATTATAATTCATATTAAGTTTCAATATAAAACCGGATTCTTTTAAAAATACTATTTGACTCGGCCTAATATTGCTATCTGTATAAATGGCGTCAATCACTAAACAATTATCATATATATCTATTGAATTATAGTAATGTTGATGAATTTTTACACATACAAGATTACCAATATCTTCTTCATCCAAGAAAAAACTGTTGTTTATCTTAAAAAACATTTTCAAATTACTTTATACGTTATTATATTATAAGGTATAACATCTATTTCATTGTTTGATAGAACGTAAATCATAGCATAAAAGTTTCTATCTTTTTTTATGTCTATAACTAATCCTATTTTTTCTTCTTCATTTGAATATAAAAAATTGTAGTTTATAACATGGCCAACGTTAATGTTTAAACCAATATTATTTTCAGCCTTATTACTCAATCTTTTAAAATTCTATAAGCTTCAGGATCATCTAATTCTGTATTAGCTGCAGGTGGTTCTTCTTCAACGCTCTCAGGCAAAGTAGAATCGTGAACTTTGTTTGCCAAATCATTCTTTCCTGCCCACTGTAAGAATTGCATTAAAGGATGAGCAATAATATTATGAAAAGACCAGTTTTTAAATATTTTTTCATATTTTAAATTCATTTTAGTTCACTACATCCTTTATTTCGTCATCAGTAAACATTACTAATAAATTATCACTTATGCCCGTATAGAAACCATTAGGCCATTTTACTGATGTGTATTTGTATGGTATAACGTATTTTGTTTCTTTTTCCAGCTTTATTCTAACAAGAAAGCTTCTGTTAAACAAAAAAGTCCTTACTACGTTAACATTACTTATATATGTAACACTTTTATGCGTTTTTGTATCTTTAAATGACCAAAATTTTTCTGTGTCATTCGATTGCATCTGTGTATGGCTCTTCTATAAGTTCACCTTTTTCAATGACTCTATCAAGATAATCTTCTAATTCATTATAAGAAGTGCAAACTTTGATACCACTTCTTGCTAACATTAGATTAAACTTAGCGCCTTTAGGCAAGCCTGCACAAAAATAAATAATAGGCTTATCAAATGCATATGCATAACCAGTTTCCCAAATAGTCCCGATATCCTTGTCACGTGTATTAACAAGTAAAAAATCTGCTGTTTTAATATGATGTAAATTCCCTTTAAACGTAGCATCTTGAACCTCTTTTGAGGCGTTAGGTGGACAAATAAAAATCCTTCTTGGCGAAGCTAACTTAAAATAATCTTTTCTTTCATAAAAAATATTTTCTAGATGCGTCAATTCTTTCTCTTGCACATCATTAAACCAACCGCTAGCTAAATAAATCTTCTTCTCAATAATCTTTTCCATAATAACATTCTTTCTTTAATCGTTTTAAAACTAAAATTCTACTTTAAATTTGATCTTTTACTGAATTGATAAATTCAACGTCTTCATTCCACATTCTTGTAAATATCTTTTCCTCACCAGATTTATTCCCGTTAATCTCTTCACGACGACATTGATAGATCGAATCGTTTTCGTTAAATTCAAACAAATCGTTCTTAGTCTCAGGATGATAAAGATTTGTTCCTTTGGACGTAAATGTGCCATCAGGTTGTTCAACTCTAAAAGTTCTCACATAATGCATATCAGGTTTGTTAAAGTCTAAACAGGAAGCAACCTCGGGAATTCTTTCAACAACTAATCTCGCAATACGTGTAGCCATAATATTATCCACTTCAGGCTGGATTTGCATATCTTGACGCTGTTTAATAAATCCAATCAAATCTTTAAGATTAAACCTAGCAATATAAAATGTTTCAAGAGACTTAGGAAGAATAACTCTAGCGTCCATTAAAGAAACTACACGTGAATCAACCATATCTGAATAGAGTTGCTTTGCTGCTGCAGCTACTTCAACAAAACGCTTGTGGAAGTCTGAATTTTCAACAGATTCAGGAACTAAAATGTTGTCATTTCGAAGGTCTCTGTCGCCTGTGCATTGTGCAGCAAATGATCCAGCTCTATGTCGAATAAGATGTGTAACAGTCTGTGTATCAATACCACTTATCTTAAATGTAAAACCTAAACACTCCATAGGTGTAGGTAACGCTCTAAAGTTTAAAACATCTTGCAAATTACTTGAAGCTTCTTTGAAAGAAGCATTCTCAAATCTAGTTTCGCTAGGTGAATCTGCCCAAGTTGCCTTAGTCATATTCCAAGCAATTTTTTGTGCTTGTTCTTGCGTAGGCGCATCTACAACTTCAATGTTGAGTGACTCTAAGTTATTAATGTAATTAGTTACAGGATCTTGTCCAAATTTAAGATCCATAGGCAACAATACAGGTTCTAAGTTATTATTAATTGGCAAATTTTTTCTCCTTGTTATTTACCATTTATTATAAAATATATTGTGTATATTTACACACAATATAAATCTAGTAATTTTTACTAATTCTATCTCTTATTATCTCATCTTTTTTGTTAAACGCACAATAAAATTCATCAACATCAACGCCCATCAAGATGATTAATGAAAAGAAATAATTAAATGCATCAACTATCTCTTCTAGAAACTCTTCCCTATTAATCTCAGGAAGATCTGTGTCTCTATGCGGCTTCCAGTTTTTAAGATGACCAAGCGCTTCAAACATCTCCTCAACGCCTTTAAGCGCTGTTTCTCTTAATATAACTTGACTAGCTTTATCAGAAATATCAACAGGCCAATTATTATATGCCGAAGGGTATTTTAGTTTTATAAGATTCATAAAAGATTCACGTTTAGTGAATATACTTTCAAGCTTATCAGTCTTGTTTTTCATTCTCAATATTGTCTTCTGTTTCAGGTATGTTTTTCATCATTTTGTCAATCGAAGAATTAAATATCTCTTCATATTCTTCATCAATAATAAGAAACTCATCTTCATTAGAGTTAAATCTTACCATTCTCAAGTGATCTACAATATCTGTACCTGATAAAATAGCCATTTGAATTATTTTAGCAATATGTGCAATTGAATTATCGTGTAACTTCATTTTTTTCCTTTAAAAAATAAGTGGTTTATTTTGTAATTTTCCATTGATTATATCGTTGTCGTGTTCCATAATTTTAACAATTTTAACACCTTCAACTTTTTTTAGTGATTTTGCAACTTCAAGGAATATGTTTCCTTTAGTTTCAACAAATTTCGGTATATAAGAGACATTTAGCTCAATTATTCTATGCTTGTCTGTAGATATTACCTCTGAAAGCGGTCTTGTTTGTCTGACAGTTACTACACCGTTTAATGCTCGCATATCAGTCATTATATCAAGCACAGTTGGATTTTCTCTTTCTTCTATAGTAATTCTACATCTTACTAACATATTGACTAAATCTTTATGCCGTTCTCGTAATATATTCTTTTTCATTGATTAACTCCTGTTAGATGTAATAATTATCTGGTAATACAACTAGTTTTTAGAACGATATGCAGAAACAGTCACAGGCCAAACTTCTTCTACTATATTTAACATTAAATTAGCTAGCTGCTGTATTTCCCATTGCGCACCTTCATGCGTTCTTAACTCAATAAACTTTAATATGTTATTTAGATTAGCTGTAGCGTAGTACTCTGTGTATAGATTCTGGGGGAGAATCATTCTTGCTTGCTCTCTTGCTACACCTTTTTTAATCATATCTTCAAAGAGTAATAGTGAGTTGTCAATATGATGTGATACTGCTTCATTGCACAGTCTACTTTCTAATTCAATATTATATACATCCATTTGAGGGTTAATAAAATCATTAGAATTAGAAGCTTGTCTATTTGAATTATGTTGTGTTCTGTAACTTGTAGGGATATAAAACTGCAGATCTGCATCTGTGTATCGTCTACTTACTTCATTATAAGACCAAGTTCTATGTCTATGATGTTGTGATCTAACAAACAAAGGCACCTTAATTCTAAAAGTTGCAACATTGTGTTCTAAAGTTGAAGTATGTTTATGTTTAATAAGATAATTTATTAGTTTCTTATCTTTTTCATCTAACAAGTCTTTTTGTACACCAAAAGACACTCTTGCTGAGTTTACAACAGTTATATCTTCTCCCATACTTTGAACTAGTTCTACTTTTCCTATATTATCGTTATAAAGATAATGTGTATTTGTCATATAAATCCTTTCTTTGTTATAAAGATTATATGACAAAAATCATAATTTTACACTTATATTGAACTTTATTAAACAATGTCACCATCTAGATCATAATAAAGTTTTTCTGCCCAAGGTATAACATCCCATTTCTTTGCTGAAATGTTGTGATGTCCTACAATACTATATTTAGACGCTTCCTTTACAGACATTACATCTAAACTTTCACATACTGGTTTATCATCTAGGCTCGTAGCTTCTCTTAACGACTGCAAAAACTCTCTACACACATCCGCAAAATCATCACCAATCATAACTAGTTTACGACCTCTAACTCTCCTATCAGGTATTTTGCATACTTGAAGTTCAGCATCTGGGTACCAACCTTTAGTTTTTTCCCAATACTTGTCATCTGGATGCATACAAATATCAATTCCAATAGAATATTTATTAAACTTTCCAGCATGATACGCAGCTAGTCCTGTATCTAAACACTGTAAGATTTCATATTCTCCTGTCTTATGATTTCGCCCAATTAAGAAGTGAGACGAAACGTGTCGACCCCTAGCAAGATTAAATACGTTATAACAGTGCCTTGTATTTAATCCTCCCCAGTGAACACATATTGTTGATGGGTCTGCTTTTCTTTTATACCAGTTTTTTGTTCCATCATCAAGCTCATATAAAGGTGCTGACCAATCAATCTCCAGCGGAGAATCAATAGGCACTACTTTACCCATATGCATCATAATAGGCATACCGTAGTATTGTCTAACTGCTCTATGTGTGTTAGGACCGTATACACCATCAGCTACAACGCCTACTTCTTGTTGTAAAGATACAACATATTCTTTATCTTTATTTAAAGTTGAAAATTGTTCCATTATAAATTCCTTTTTTAACTTTTCTTACTTATGTATGTATTGACAATTCCTTTGACTTCTTCATTAGCGTTTTGAAGTGCTTTAAAGATTTCAATTAAACAAAAAGCTCTATTCTAGATCAAAAGATACAGTTACTTTTCCTTTTAAACTAGGCACTCTAAGATGTTGTGTGATATTGTGTTCTTTAGCTTCGACCGCATCTAGATACCAGTCAGCGTGTCCTTTATCATGAATTAAGTTTACAAAATAGTCATCAGGTTTACCACAATTCCTTGACATCATAGTAAAAACTTTTTTATTCAATCGTTCAGCTTCTCTTGCATCAGACTTTAACTCTTCTACTTTTCCAAATGCCATCGACGAAACGTCATGTATCATCATTGTCGCATCTTTATCCATAAATCTTAAACCATCTTCCCCAAAAGAAGACAATAGTGCTCCGCAAGACATAGCTTTTCCTTTTACTATTGTTGCAACCGGTATTTTTGAAGATTTAATTGATGATATCATTGACAATAAAGCGTAAGCTTGTCCCCCAAACGAATCAATAACTACAGGAACAACTTTTTGTCCTGTATTTTGTGCTGCACTCATTAAAGTAGCAAATTCATTAGCTGTTTCTTCATTAAACTCATTTACTGTAATGATGATTGGATCATGATGTAGCTCTATCTCTTTAATTAGCGGTGAAATCTCAGTTAAAAAATTAATCATTAAATACTTCCTTGTTTTGTGTTTTTATTATTATATCATAGATTTATAAATTTTACAGGATTTTAAAACCCTGACTTCTAGTTTTAATATATCAAGAACATTTTGAATATCCGCAAGAACTGCATATTACACAGCCGTCTTGATATACTAAAGCTTCTACACCACAATCATCACATTGCTTATCAGTAGGAACTTCGCCATCTTTGATATAGTTCTTAAGAATTCTAGCAATAGACTTGTTAAAGCTAAACATATCACTATCTTTGTCTTTCTGCAACTGCTCAACCATAAACTTGACTTTTGATCCGTGTCTTAAACTAAGTGATATCATTCTTGCAAAAGCTAAGTTGTTTGGATTGTTAAACGCCTTAACTACGTCTTTAATGATTGTAGGATCATCTTGATCTCCAAAACAAAGATCATATTTGCTTATTTTTGTTTTAAATGTCCTCTTAACTAATGTTGCTTTGCTAATCTTTTTAGGGATTTCAACAAAAGAAGCTTTACCACCAAAGACCTCATATGGCTTGTTCTCTAACAACCCAATCAATATTACCCATTTTTCTCCTCTAACTTTTGTATGGTGTATATCACAAATCAACGTTTCGGGTCTTTTTGGCGCTTGAGTTTGAGGAAACGTCTCTTTCTCTTCACTACTTGTAACTAATACACCAGATCTAGAACCATCAACGTAAACAGTTACACCTTTGAGACCTTTTTTCCAAGACTCAAGATATATTTTACTTACTGTTTCTGACGTTGTATCTGAAGGTAGATTAATAGTTGAGCTTATTGCGTGATCAATGTGTTGTTGAATTTTTGATTGTATCTCAACTCTTTTTTCCCAATTGATCTGATCACTTTCTGTAAAAAATGCTGGCAGATCTTTTCCTGGGTTTAACTGTCGCCACTCTTTAGCATTATGATGAAAGACTTCAAATTCATGCCACTTATCACCTAAATCATCAACAAAATCGACTTTTTCACTAGAATCGTCACCAAGTTTTCTTCTTCGTATATAAGAGTTTCTAAAAACAGGCTCTAAGCCGGAACTAGTCTGTGATAGTATTGATACACTACCTGTTGGCGCATTAGTTAATATTGAAATGTTTCTTCTTCCATACTCAGACATTTCTTTTAACATCTCATCTGGAAGTTGACTTAAATAAGGATGATCTATTTCTTTTTCAAAGTCATAGACTGGAAATGATCCTCTTTCTTTTGAAAGCAAAACACTCTCACCATACGCTGATTCTTTTAAAGTCCTATAAATATTTGCTGTTATTTCTATTGCATTTTCATCATCATATGGTAAGTTTAATCTTGACAAGACATCAGCTAATCCATGTGTTCCTAACCCAGTTCTTCTACCATTCTTACAAGCAACTAAAAGTTTTTCCCACATTTCTTTTTCATCGTCAGTATCTGATACGTTGAGAATGCTCTCTAACTTTTCTATTTCTAACTCTACCAAGTCGTCAGATAATCTCATTGCTACACGAGAAACTTCTTTAAGTTTCTCAAAGTCAAATATTGCATTTTCTGTAAATGGGTTTTCTACCATATGCTTAAGATTTATAGATATTAATCTACAGCTATCATATGAAGACAAAGGTATCTCTGCACATGGATTTGTACATACAGTTTTAAATCCTACATCTTTGTAACTCTCAGCAGGTAACATTTTTGTTATATTGTCCCACATAAGTAAACCAGGCTCTGCAGTTGTCGTTGCTGAGTTAACTATTAAATCCCATAAGTCTTTAGCTTTAATGACTTTTTCGTATTCAGGGCTTTCTGAACCGATTGGGAAATGCAGTCTAAAGTCTTTATCATTATCAACAGCTTCCATAAACTCATCTGTTATTTTAACAGATACATTTGCGCCAGTCACTTTTGTTAAATCGTTTTTCATAACGACAAACTTTTCAATATCAGGATGTCTAATATCCATAGATATCATAAGTGCACCACGACGTCCGTTTTGACCAATCATTCTGCACACATTACTAAAATAATCAGCAAAACTCCAAGCGCCAGAAGTTGTTATTGCTGAATTGTTGACATACGCACCTTCAGGTCGTAATTCACTTATGTCTAGCCCTACGCCACATCTTCTCTTGAATAGATTTGCAAGATCTTTGCCACTATTCATTATAGATGATATTGTATCTTTTGGCGATTCTACAACAACACAGTTTGATAATGAAATATTCATATAATCATTACCAATTCCTGACATTGGTGAACCTTGCGGGACGATATATTTAAAGTTTTTTAAGTAATCATAAATCTCTTTTTTAGACATTGCATTTGTCTTGAACTTGTCCTCTATTCTTGCAAATTCTGTTGCAAGCCTTACATGCATATCATCAGGCGTCTCCTCTAAAAAACAGCCACGTTTATCTTTTAACGCATACTTTGACATCCATACGTTTACAGCTAATTCATCATTATCAAAATATTCTATTGTTTTCTGTTTAACTGTATTTTTTTTTATAACTTTCATGTTCCTCCTTGTTACTGTCAATCTGAACTTCCTACTTTTCCGGTGCTTCTCTTAGAAAATTTGGATAGGGTTAAGTATTCTTTTTCTCCAATTTCAGAATACTCATTATCACATTTAACAACTATAATTTGCACAGGAAGTTTCTGCCCTTTTTTAATAATATACTCTTCACTGCTAATGTTTACAAGATTAACAAATATTTCTCCTGTATATCCTTCATCAACTACTCCTGCTCTATACTTTAGCGGTGTCTTTGTAATAGATCCTCGCTCTTTTATTAGAGAAACGTATCCTTTTGGCGTAAAAACATGAAGACCCGTGCTTATCATTACACCTTTAGGATCAGAAGATGAAGGCATCACAGAAATATTTTCTCCTGAGTTGTAAAGGTCTAATCCCGCACTTTCGCCCCCATAAGCAGGAACATAATCTTTAACATCATTGTCATCTAATGCTTCATCTAACTTTTCATTGCAATAAATCTTAATCATCTTTTTTATTTACCTCTTTCCACTTTTCTCTTAATTTTTCTTTCATAGAATTATTATCTTGTGATATTGCTTCATTTAATGTTAACGAGCTTTCATCTAAAATTGCAAACTTAGATTTTGCAGTATCAATATTAATAGGAAATAATAAGCCATCACGGCCGGCACGGTTCTTAGCAACAAAAATTCGTCCAGTACCTTCAGACTTTTCCATAGGCTTTCTGCTAATTGAAAGTACAATATCAGCAACTTGTGCTTTAGCGTATGACTCGCCTAGATTTTCTAATCCTACAACGTCTGCCTTTGAAGATTCTTTGTTTGCTTGAGAAGCTGTCCAGACTGGAATGTTTAGTTCACCTGCAAGATTTCTTAATTCTGTGTATATCAACTTTAATTCATGTCTTAAAGAGTCATAAGCTCTCGTAGACTTCATAACATCAGCGTAGTCAATAATAACTACACTTGGTTTAAATCCTTTAAGTGTTAGTTTTTCAATATGATTTCTTATTGTAAGAACAGAAGCAGAACCACTTGGGTATTCTTTAATAATAAGTCTACCTAAGTCCATTCCTTCATATTTATTAATGACTTCTTTCTTACGTTCAATAATTTCATTTGAAGGAATGTTACACAAATTAGAGTCATACCTTTTTCCAGTATCATGTTCTGATAGCTCGAATGTATAGTGTATTACATTTTTGCCAGCTCTCATAGCTGCACATCCCATTGCAACTAAGAAGTGTGATTTACCTACACCTGTATTAGCTGCAATAACGCCAAGTTCACCTCTGCCTAAACCACCTCTTAAAATATCTTGCGCATCAAGTCTATCTAAACCAGTAGGGCAGACTTGTCTGTTGATTTGAACAAATCTTGCTTCGATATCATCAAAGAAATTGTGACCTGAAGAGTTTGGCATGCCTACAGAGATTGCTTCTTTCATGATATTTAAAACAGATTCATATTTCTCTGTTTGGATTAATTCAACACTTTGTTCTAAAGCTTCACGAAAAGCTTGCCTTTTACAAAATTCAAGTGATTTATCTTTAACATATTGTAGATCACCCATGTCTGGATTTGTTTTCATACGATGAAGATATTCAATAATTTGGTCTCTCAAAACGTGATCTTTTGAGTTAGTTAAATCTTCTTTGATAATTGTAATAAGAATTGTAAGTGTTGGAAATGTTTTGTATTTCTTATAGTATGAAAAATATTTTCCACATAAAAAAGACAAATACTTAAGATCAAAGTATTCAGGATTGACAACCTCGATCATTTGTCCAGCCCAGAGTTGATCTGACAACATTGATTGAAAAACTTTTTCTTGAAAAGGCTTTCCAAATTTTGAAAAGTTTGTATTTAAACTCATTTAATTTTATGTCCTTAGTGTTGATTTAATTGTTAATAAAAACGTGTGAATATCAAATCCGTTTAAACCATTTTTATTTAGTAACTTAAGCAATTCAAATTTATTTAGTTTTTCTTCTTTTTGTTCTATTTGAAAGTTTATTTTTTTGATTTGATCAGCACTTAACATCGCAGAATCTAAATACATTAGCTTCCAGTTTTTATCAATATCGTTTTGTCCTGCAATAATATTTTCAAATAACTTTAAATTGCTGCCGTTTTGAATATTATCTTTGGCTTCATTTATTATATCATGATGAGATAAAAATTTACACACACCTAAATCTGGAAATCTTTTAAGCATTACTTTTAAGCCTGCTCCTTTGACACCTTTAATACCGTCACTCTGATCTCCTGCGAAACATCTTGCTGTACAAAAATTTTGTGGAGTAATTCCCCACTTTTCTAATACATATTTTTCATCAATCAATATTTTTTTATTAGGTGACCAGATTTTTGTTTGTTCATCAATTAACTGATAATAATCTTTGTCAGATGTAGCAATTATTTTTTGAAATATTACTTTTTTTGTTTTTGTTAAATAAGAAATAACATCATCAGCTTCACAATCATTTACATAAACTTGTGTAACAGGTGTTTTATATAAAATCTTTACAAGAGTCTTAAGTTGCCAGTCTCTATTGTTAGTAGTATCAGGAATGTCATCATGATATTCACTTCTATTTAAACGTACAGGTCTTCTCCTGTTTTTATAATCTGGGTCAACAGCTCTTCTTCTAAAAGAACCGCCACCTTCCCAAACAACTATTATTTTTTGTGGCTTAAATCTTTCAGAGAGATGTTGTATATTTCTTAACATACCAAAAATGCCACCACACAGCTGTCCATTTAATGACTTAGCTGGATTGGCAGCAAAGTGTCTCATAAATACATTTAAGCCGTCAATGTAAATGACAGGCTCGTTCATAATGTTATTACTTTAATTCTTCAAACGCATTATCATCATTGTCCATTAAGTGATCAGCTATTGCTTGTATATCTGTATAACTTTCAGGATCAATATTAGGTTCTTCTACTTCGTTTTTTCTAATCATCGCTTTTTCAAGCAACATGTCAATATAATTTCCGTACTCTGGATGTGAAATTATTTCACCAAAGTCTGCTTTATAGAATTTCTTTTCTATAATTTGTTCACCTTGAGAGTCATAAACTTCTAAATGCTTCCATGCACCATTACCTCCTACTTCTACTGTATAACCATTACAAACTTCAGAGCCATGTTTTCGAAGCAAATCGAATATTTGTTCATGTTCTTTAATACCTTTGCCAAAGTGAATTTCAAAATTACATGTTCTAAAAGGTGCTGAAACTTTATTTTTAATTGTCTTTGCAGATACATTAATTCCAATGGGCTCTTTGTCTTTGTTTAAGATTTGAGAACCTGCTCCTAACTTAATTCTAACAGAACTGTGAAAAGGTATTGCCATTCCGCCAGGAGTAGTAGTAGGATCACCGTACATTACGCCTACTTTAGTTCTAATTTGATTTAAACAAACCATAAGAACTTTTTCGTTTGCAATAACTCCAGTAATCTTTCTCATTCCTTTAGAAATAGCACGTGCTTGAAGACCAATGCTTTCTTTATCATAATCACCTATAAGCTCAGCTTTTGGAGATGTTGCTGCAACTGAGTCCCATATGATTGTAACTGGTACATCTTTATCCATTGCTTTCGCTTTAATAACAGTGCTTTCTGCAATTGACAATACTTCTTCTGTACAATGCGTGTCAACATAAACAAATCTTCTTGATATGTCTACACCAAGCATTCTTAAGTTTTCAACAGACGTTGCATTTTCGGTATCTATATAAACTACAATTCCACCCATTTGTTGAGTTGATCTTGCAATCTGTGTTGCAATATGTGACTTTCCAATAGAAGGAGGCCCAAATATTTCTACAATTCTACCTTCAGGTAGACCTCCATTCTTTTGATTAGCAATAATATAGTCTAACTGTTTTGATCCTGTACTTATCCATCTTTTAACATGTGTAGGTGAATCGTCTGTACTCAGATTATAAGCAACTCTATTACCTCTTTCTTTATTAAGTGACTTAATAAGATCAGAAGTAAAGTCATCTAAAGGTGCTTTTTCCTTTTTAACTTCTTTCTTCTTTGCCACAGTCTACTCCTTATAGTCCTTCAAGATCAGCAAATGCGTCATCAATAGAACTATATTTACCTGCAATAGCATCTGGTGAATCATCACTCTTTGACTGTGTAGAATTGTTCTTAAAGCTACTGCCACCTCGGGTTGTTTCTTTTTGATCATCTTCGTCGTCTCCATTTAACCACTCGTTAATAATTCCTTCAAGCTCTTCGTAAGACTTAAGCTCAAACAAGTCATTGACATCTGGAATGCTATCTAACCACTGTTTTGACTTTGCAGAATCTCCTGATAATGCTGTGTCTTTTCCTCGAGGTCTTACGTCTGTTGTTGCCCATTGCTGGCCAGGATTTTTTTGACAACTAACTCTTACATCTCTTCCTTCGAGAGGATCTGTAATGTCGCCATAGTCTTCGTCAAGCATGTAATTAAGAAGCGACTGGTAAACAGTTTTTCCAAATGCCCAAAGTCTTACACCTTTTTCTTCTTCACCACGCACAACAACTGGTGCATAACATCTCATCTTTGGATATAATTTCTTTGCCAACTCGTAAGACTCTTTAGAACCTTCATCACGAAGCTTTGTAATAAGCTCTTGGATAGGATCCGGTTTGCCAAATTGGTAAGGTGAAAGAAGACCACGATTTGTACCAATGTTATAATAGAACATTAGTTCCTTAAAAGGCTGTCCGTCATTATCGGGGTAAGCCATAAGTCGAACAGTTGTTTCTGCACCTTCCTCTGGTCGCCACATAACGTTTTTCTTAGAATTCTGTCCACTAAGTTGTCCAAGTTTCTTTCGGATTGCTGCGAGATCAATAGCCATAGTTAAATTTTCCTTCCTAATTGTTTAATTTTTAATTGGCAATATTTATTTTTTGTTTGTTTTGTTGGCCAATCATGTTTCATATTATACCATGAATGGACCAAATTTACACATAATTTAATTTTTAATTTTATTTTAATAATTTTAATAACTTATAAATGATCAGATGGAGATTTTGTTCTCTTTTTCTTCTTTTTCTTCTTGTTAGATTTGTTATTAATAGTTTCTGGAGAATGACCAAGAGGCAAAGCCATACCTGCAATTGCGTGCTCTTGAACTTCATCGTCAGGTTCAACATGTTTATTTGTTTCAGAAAGTTGACTTAACTTTTCAAGAACGTTATAATAAAGATCTATATACATATAACTTCTCCTTTAACGTAATTATTAGAATGGTACAGTATATACACCTTTAATTTTATCTAACTCGTCTTTAATAGTCGCTTCATGTGCTAAATTTAAGACAACTGATAATCTTGATTTGTGCATACCGTAAAACTTGTTGTCTTCACTTGACATGTCTTTTAAAAGAGATAAAGCTTCAAATTCATCCCATAACAAGTTAACGCCAAATCGCTGTAGGTGATATAACGTCATGTGATTAATAGAATACTTAGGACAAGATTCGTTCCATTCATAGTATTGACCAAGCTTTTCTCTATGCCACTCAGATTCTGATTCTTTAAGTCTGTCTTCAAATTGAGTTCCTACTCTACCTAAAATTGACAATAAAGCACATTTTATAATTGAACTGCTATTAATATCATAGTTTAAAGCTTTGCATATAGCATTTGCATTTTTTGCTAAAGTCAAAGAATACTCTACGTTTCCAGCAATTCCACAAAACACTTCTTTGTCTCTTTGCGAATAAGATGACTCTATTATTCTTTGTCCAAACTCTTCAAGCAACTTATCAATACCTACAGATTTAACGTTGCTTAAAAGCTTTTCATATTTTAGCCAAAGGTTTTCAATATCTCTCTCTTTATACATTTTATTGTTCCTTAAAAAGGTTAGTTAATTCTAAAGGAAAATTACCAAGTTTTTGACAATCATATCCTTTTTCTACTTCTATTTTTAATTTTTCTAAATAATCTAATTTAACATCAAATACAATTGCATCGTGTATAATAAATAAAGGTCTACACATATCAGTGTCTAATGTTTTAACTAAATTATAAAAATAAGTCAATGCAACATCAACTGCTGATGATTGTATCAAATTATTTATTATCTTGTTATTGTTTGTTTCATCTAAATTATGTAACGGTCTTCCAAAATAGTTTATTCTATATTCTCTGTTTTCACAATTATCTGCAATTCTTAACAAACTATCAAGATTAAAATAATCTTTCACTGCTGATAAAACTGCATCACTTCTTTCTTTACTTAGTTCTTTTAAAGGTGCATTTGATCCGTACAATATAGATATTACTGCTCTTTTAATAATTGATCGATCTACCTTGTAGTCTAAGTCATTAGAAAGTTCTTCGTATATATCATTACTTGATTTTTGCCCGTTTAACTTTCTTGCAATCCTTGGCTCTAATGTTTTAAAGTCTATACTAATAATTTTTCCTTCATTTCCCCAGAGACTTTCAAAAATTTTTCTATACTTTGAAGGAAGTGTTAATATTCTTGAACTTTCTTTGTTTACAAGTCTACCTGTAATTGTTTTGAACATTTCATATTTAGCTAAATTAGCATAACCATTAACAGGTTTAAATGACAATAATGTAGATTTTACTGTGCTATTTTTTTCTATGCTTAATATGGTCTTATAGTAAAGCAAATTTATTTTTGCTCTTTTCAAGGCTTTAAACAACTCTTTATAATTTTTTACTTTATCACTATAACATGATATATCTTTCTTTTTTAAGATAGCTAAAGTATTTTCTAAGTCAGCTTCATAATCACTTGTAATATGCTCAGGCAAAAGAAGATTCATGTCTACCACTTTATTGTTAAACATCTTCGTATACTTGTCATATTGACTTAAATTATTTATTTTAAACAGATTGTATATATTACTCATACCTATATTGTATAATCTATTTAAAATATTTACACGTCATTTATGCTCTTCTTTTTTAATTGTAAATTTTTTGTCTTCAAAATATAATTCATCCCAATCTAAAGGAACAAACAATTCTAAAATTTTTACCATACATCTATCAAAATTTATATGCGCAATTTTTTTAGCAGCTTTTCTCATTACAGAAAATTCTACAACCTTGTTTGACTTGTTTTTTTTATTATTTATTATAGCTCCACCATTATCAACCAGATTAATTTTATGATCTTTCCATGACATGCTATGTGTTGTATTAAATTTAAATTCTCTAAGAAGCAAAGAATCAACATCTGAAAATATTTGATTTATTTTTATACTTTTATATTTATTATCAAATATATGTTCTTTATTTATTCCCGCAGTAAAAGTATCAAGATTAGTAAGCAGTGATGTGTTTGTAACACCATCAGCACTAATTGAATGAGAATATAATTCTTTTTGTGTGTTAAAATCAAATATGTCGAGTATTACATATTTTTTTACTAAATCTTCAAATTTTTTATAATTTTTAAAGTATAATATTTTTTTACCAACTTCAGATTTAATTGTACTTTGAACAGATATTTTTTTTTTTATTCCTATTTCTTGTCTATAACAACAGTTTACACTTTTGTTTGAATAGCTCCCTAAAGCAAGTTCTTTTAAAAAAATGTTTTGAGCATTTATTAATTCATGTTTTAATCCGTTTATTCTTTGTTCAAATTCTTCTTGATCATTTCCGGCGTTAAATTCAAAAGAAAACAAAGAATCCATGTCAGAGTTAGCCCATTTTTTCTTGTAAAGATTTGAAGAATCATCCCTTAATATTAAAGCTTTCATGCTATTTTCAGCTGCAGATTTTGATCCTTTTTTATAAAAGAAATTATTAAGTTTAAACTTAACTCCAAGAGAATCAGTCATTGTAATATATCTAAACAATTTATACTTGTTTAAAAGTTGTATATCGGTTTTAAAGTCTTTTATTGATTCTATTATAGCTTTATCTAAATTAACATGCAAATTATTTGTTTTTTTATCTCGTCTATTAATAAAAAAAGGTGAAGATAATAGGTCAAAATACAAATAGTTAAAACTTCCTGTGTTTAATTTATTTGGTTTAATGCTTATATCAATAGCGACTTTACAATTTTCAGAATAAGATAAACTTTCTTTTCCAGTTAGATTAATCTTTCTTTGTGGCTCTGAATATTGTATTTGCACTACGTCATCTGTATTTGTATTCTTCACATTAACAGAAATATCATATTGACTAACTTCGTAAGAAAAACTCACTTCTTTTGAATGTGGTTTTTCTGGTTTATTTAGATCACCTAGTGGAGTATCATCTATTAGATTTTTATAGATTGAAAAAGCTTTATTGAAAAAATTATCGTTGTAAATAGGATCTCTAAAATCTATTAACGAAACTCTCCCGGAAATATCATCTTTTACAGGATTATTAACTGATATTACATTATTATTTTTTACTTGTATACCACCTAAAATATCTTGTTTAGTAAGATATGTCAAGTTAGTGTAAAATTTATTAAACTTTGCCGTTGCCATGTAATCAGGCTTTAATGAATCACTATTTTTTTGACCATTTGCTGATGTAAATTGAAGAATGTTTTTGTTATTTTTTATTGTTACTCTTTGACGTTGCTGATCTTTATTGCTTGAAGAAACACTATTTTCATCAATACGTTGATTATTAGAAGCTTCAAGAGGATATATTGACGTCGTCTTGTTTTGTCCAGACGTAGAAAAAAAGTAAACAGTAAAAACGTTTGTCGCATAAATATTTTGTGATGCTTTGTCTTTGCTTAAAAGCTTCTTTCTTTTTTGATTTTTAACAGCCTTTTTAGCACCAGTGTTCTCTTTACTTGGATCTTTGGCAACTTCTTCTACAGTTGCACCTTCTGATGGGGTAGCCTCAGACGAAGGTGTACCGTCTTGGGAAGGTAAAGAAGCAAATCCTGCAAATTGATTTACAGCCTTTTGTATGGTTGAAGCCATATTTTCATATTTACCGTAAATATCGCCATATGATAAAGTCAATTGTGTCGTAAACTTGCCAGGTGTCAAATCATGTTTAATGCCAGTAACAAAGTATGTATTATCTAAAGTTGTACCAGTTTCAAAGTCCAAAAACAAATATTGTGCAAAATTAACAAAAGGACAACCAAACATTGTTATACTTGCTTGCGCAGGAACTATTCTTAAAGGAAGTTCATCTTCAAATATAGCTTTTACTTTATTATTTTCAGAAGTCTTAGACTGATAATTTCTTGTTAAGTAAACTGTATTTAATTTTGACTCGTTTACAGTTGTAACAGATGCTTCAATTATTGCAGAGTTTTGAGAACCGTACGTAATTGAAGGCATA